CCCAAGCATCAGAGTCCAAAGCGTCCTCCATCGCAAGATACTTGCGTTGATTGCCGCGACGGTGCTGCATCTGCTCAGTACGAGTCTTATTCAACTCGTGCTGCAAAGCCTCAATGGACTCCAAATCACCCATCGGATAAAACTTGTCAGGAACATCATAATTACGCATCATCACATACGGATGACCAAACGAATAAGGCATCTGGACAGGAGCGATCAAAAAACCGTCCTCATAACCATCCAAAATGGTGCAAACAGTGTTTTCACGCAGATCGTAAAACTCCCACACCTCACAGAAACCCTTAGAGTTACCGTTCGGTGCAGGATTGTCAGCACTGTTGTCATTCAACCAGCGATCCCCGACCGTCCCCTTGGCTTTCGTGCGGTGAGAAGCAATATAACGGGAATCGACACGGACGTCAGCGACAGGACGACGAACCCTCTGAGCAATCCAACGGGCATCACTCAAACGTCGGGCATCAGGGTCAACAAACATGTCAAACATTGAAATGCGTTCAACAAACGCCCTTTCAACATCGTGATCATATTTTTCATGCTCCACGTTCCCAGGAGCGTCAGGGCGATCATCAACGCCGTCCTCCGTGGACGGATCTAACGGCTCGCCGTCCTCGGGAGGCGTTTTCACTTCCGCAGGCTTCACAAACTTGTAACCGACTTTCAACCATCCGTGACCGACAGTCAAACTGTCATCAACGACTAGACGAAACTCGGTTTTGTAACGGTACGTCCGCCACAGGTAGTTGAGAATTTCTTCAGTCAACAACGCCTGCGCAGCCTTATCGGGCTGCTGGGCTTGAACAATAAACTTGGGGTTTCGGACAGCGACCGAGGGGGCGATCACATTCTTCGCTTTGAACGCACGGTTGACAACCATCTGGTCGTCGGTAGACAGCCCAGTGTAATGGTTGCCTTCATAAAGGTTGATCATCCGTTCCCATTTGCCTTCGCGGTCGCCGTCCTGACGCCACTTTTTTGAACGGGTCAATTCGCCCTGGTACCGTTTAAGAACGTCTGCTCTGGATCGTCGCGCCATTTTCAGCCTGCTTTAAATCAATTCGGCCCGCTGGGGCACAAGTTCTACGTCGTTGCCTTTAGACCGTGCTTCCGCAATCATTCGGTCCTGGCCTTCCTTTACCGTCATTTTGTTGAACTGGCCGCGCGTGTACGACCCGCCGCCAACCCAATTAACCATCAAACCGTCCAGCTTGCATCGGTAACAAAACTTTCCCGAAGACTGCTCTTCCGTAAACTTTTTGCCGCATTCCGCACAATGTTTCATCACCTTTAGAACTTTTTGTCCCCCACAACACCATTAGCGGGCACGGACACGCGAATACTGTCCAATAAAAGTCTGTTTCTTGCGGTCAGAACGTTTATCGTCAGCAAACAGTTTCTCAACCATGAAGCCAGCCGTGCCAGGACCTGGCTTCGGCGGCTTCGGCTTATATTCAGGCAAATAACACCACTTCACCATCTGCACCGCAATAGCCAACGACATCACCCTGTCATCGTGCGGACTGCCATGCGTCTTGCCGTCCCCATCACGCACATAAGTACGCATCTCAGCAATCGTCGCCTCGGAAGACAAAACAATATCGTTCTCACGGATCGCCTGGTTCAACTCGTCAATCATCAACGGCTTAGTCGAACGATTAGTGTTAAACCCAAACACGTCCGTCTTCTGCACCTTGCGAACATTCAGCTTCCCTCGCGCACGATACAAATTCGGGTACTTCACCCGCTGCAACGCAGTGACCGTCGTCAAACCATGGTTGTTGTTTTCCACACCCAACAAAGCGGTGTTGTAATAGCGGCCCAACAAATTCAAAACATGCGACCCAAACAAGTCAGGGTCACCCTTCCCCCACCACTCGGCAACAACCACACCGCCCTTCACGTCAATAACTTGCGCACACGAATAATCGCCATGCTCCAACCCCATCGCGACGTCAGCACCAACGACATACACGTTTTCGGGTTTCGGATGCGCCCAAATAGCAAGATTGCCGCCATCCGCCTCCCACTCAATTTCGCCCTCAAAATCCTTAAGCAAACGGCCACGCTCAGGCTCCGTCGTGTTCATGTCACGCAACGCCTGCAAATCAAAAACAGGACGACCCGACTTCAAAAACGCTTCATCCTCGTCCTGCGGATACTCTTGCGCCCGCTGCCACTCAGGCAGCTCAGCACACTTCTGATCAAACCAGGCTTGATCACGATCCGACGCATGCCAAGGAAAAAAGATTCCTTTAAACTGGTTGGTGCGCGCCCTCGCCCCAGACCACAACTTGTGAAACAAATTGCCTTCACCGTTCGCGGTCGAAAGCATAATGCACGACCCGCCAACATCAACAACAGGTTCAATCGACGCCCAAGCCTCATCCGAATTTTGCAGAAACGCAATCTCGTCAACAACAATCAAAAAAGCCGTCGAACCACGGGCAGGGTCGTTAGCAGACGGCATCGACTCCAACGCCGACGCATTCGACATCTCACACTTCGTTTGTGTGAACGACAAAACAGGCCCGAGATGGCGAAGCCAATCGGGCATGTTGTTGTACAAATATTTGGAGTGCGACAACAGTTTCGATGCCTCCCGTTCAGTACGGGACAGCATGATGACGTGACGGTCGGAGTAAAAGAACGTCAACCAAAACGAAAATATGGATACGAGTGTTGAGAACCCGATCTGTCGGGCCTTCAACACAATGCTGTAGCGTTCTTCTAGCCAACACTCAACGGTTTCCCGTTGAGCGTCACGCAAAATGAATGGGATGCGGCCTTCGGAGGGGTGTTTGATGTGCCCAAAGTTTTCGCAAAAAAACAGGAACCCTGCCAGCTTCTCTTGGGTTGTTGCCGTTTCCCAATCGGGGGCAATCTTTCTGAGAATGATTGCCATTTCGATGTCTTGTTGAGAGAACTCCCCAATGGAGGTGTGGGCGTTCACAGACGGGGCGGTTGTGTTACTCATCGCCTATAGGCGTGTTTGTCCCTCTAACGTTTCAATACGGGCCGTCAAGTCTGCGATCGTGTCACGCTGGCTTTTGACAGCGGACACCAGCAAAGCGACAACAGCATCGGTGTTTACGTCGTCTGCGACTTCAACACCGTCTTTGTCGGCCCTGTAGGTTGCTAGGCGAGGGTCGATGGCGGCGCAGTCGTCGGCAATCAGACCGTAGTAAGAGTGTTCAGGGTTGTCGGTGTTGGAAGTGGAACGGAACCATACGGGTTGCAGGTCGTACACGTTGTTGGTGGCGGCGTGACTGACAGCTTCCGTTTCTTTTATGTTGGATCGGTTGAGGCCGTCGATGAGTACCAACTGGCCGTTCCACATCGACATCACGTTGGCTTTGTAACTAGAACCCATCACTGTGGCGTTAACGCCAGGTAGAAAAGTCGCAGTTTTCAACAACTTGGCTACTCTGGTGCCTTCTTTAACGATTTCAACGCCTACGGCGTCGTACCAGATACCAGTGTTTGTTTCGTTAGCAAAACTGTAGGCAGGGGCTTTTTGGGTGCCGTTCTGGGCTTTGATCTGCCCGCCAACCTGTAGGTCACGAATGACACGCACTCTGTCGTCATAGACGACAAACTGCCACACACCATTCACATAAGTAGCGACATTATCGGAACCAGGGTAGAACCCTGTGCCCTTGTAGCTGGCAAAACTTAGACCAGGAGCAGTACCAGATCCTTTCGCTGCGAGGATCTGCCCGTCAACCTTTAGGTTATTCGTAATCCGAGTTTGGTTCTCAACTACTGAAATCCTGTAAGTGCCGCCGACGCTGATAGCTGCGCTTGTGCCGCCGCCAAAGTTGCCAGCGTAAAAGCCTGACGTTGGATCGTCTACTGAGGTAAACGTCGGTGCGCCTTCGGTGCCTTTGGGACCTTTGATCTGCCCGTCAACCTGTAGGTCGCCCTGCGTGATCACGCCGCTGGCGCTTACCTGCAAGCGCCAAACGTCGTCGGTAGTGAACCTAAGCCACTGGCTTCCCGCCGAGCCGTACATGCCTAATCCTGCCGCTTCCCCAATCTGGAAACGTGGCGAAGTTTGACCGCCGCCAGCGGTGGCTATGATCCGCCCGTCAACCCGTAGGTCGCCCGTCAGCGTGCCGCCCGTTAACGGCAAAAAGTCCCCGCCACCACCGCCACTTCCAGGAGGACCAGTCAGATTCACATACAAGTTCGTCCACGAACTGTCGTTACGTTTAACGTACACCCAGCCGTCAGTGCCGTCCAAATAGTAGTCGCCAGGCTCACCGAGCGTCGGGTCGGGTGCGCCTGATCCGACGTGCCACATGTTGCCGTCAACACCTGGCTGGCCGTCTTCGCCGTCCACGCCAGGTTGACCGTCAGCGCCACCGCCTGCTGTCCGTTCA